CGCGTTCGATTTCAATACTTGGTAAATAAAATCAGCAGTCTTATAAGCCATACTACCTAAATCAGTTATAAAATTCACTATATATGGTAACGCATCACTCATGTAATCGCGTAATGTATTGATATAATAATTAACAAATTCTTTACAAATATCATAATAAAAAACAAAAGTATTATCTAATAATGATGCATCATAATAGCCAATGGCGCGAGCTTGTTGTCTATCAGTATATATAAATCTTGCATCCTCTTGATTAGCATCAAAGCGTCTTGTTAATAAAGAATTAGGCATCATAGCATGGAATACATATCGCATAAAATAAAAATTGCCCTTACTATAATTCAAATCACTCTGTGGTGTGAAAGCATCATAAAAATGGTCTTCTTCTGAATTTGGTACTTCTCTTAATATATCTCTCAAATCATTTACATCTATACTCATGGAAGTGTTATTGCTCTTCTCTGATTTTACTACATGTTTAAAAATAGCGTATAACCAAGCCAATGCTCTTTTCGTGTTGTCAGGTCTACATTCATCTGATGTTGTGAATGTTGTCTTAAGACCAAGCGGTACATTAACAGCTGTATGGTTTATAAATTTGTTCTCCCATACCTTTGAATTTATATGATCATATTTGAAATAAGAAAAATCTTGTGAAAAATGATCGGAACATCCACGCTTGATATTAATAACGTGAGCACGCCTATACAAGGCTTCAGGTTCTGATATACAATCGGAAGACGTAAAACCATTTAGATCTCTGAAATGATTAGTCGTACATAAAACAATCTTAGAATTAAAAAATTTAGTGTTCTTTTTAGATGCTGTAGCACAAGGCAAAGGATATTTCACTGGGGATACGTAATTAATTAAATATCTCCACTGAGATTTTCCTTGTTGTCCCACATCATCCATAACAAAAACATCCTGATTTTCGTAATCATCATAAAAATCTTTGCCATCTTCAGCAGCTGGTACTGAATGGCAAATTGTTGTCATTCCACTCTCCTTTAACAAAGCTACAAAAGAATTCATAATACATGATTTTCCAGATCCGGCTTCACCTTCAAAAACAAAACAAATGGGTTCATCGCGACCAGACGTATCAAAAGCTTGACAGCTCTTCACAACATTGGATTCAAACAAATTCCATGTAGTAGCAAAATATTTATTGTTGCTATTCTGTACATAAGATAAAAAATTAGGGCTGGCCTTCAATGCGTTGTATTTGGTCATGATTTCCTGTCTAAACGTTGGGTCAAATAAAATCTGCGGATTAGCTATGTACTTAGTATATATGTCACACACTGTCTTAATGTCTCTATGCATAAAGACCGATGTGCCCATCTTTTCCAACATACCTAAAATCAATTTCTCGTTATCTTCCGATATTATACGGCAATCAGCAAAAGGACATGAAATCCACTTAACTATTGTGATCAAACTCATGAATAATTTTTCAGCCATATCTAAAAACAATTCGGACTCAAAAATACGTTTCCCTGTCAATGCGGTGAACGTTTTAATAGCATTCAACACATCAGAGGGCAAACCCAACAAAGAGAAACCTAAAATCAAATCTGTCAAAGTAGTTCCCGCTTGAGGAATATACATTGTCGGCTGTGGTGATAATAGATCTACATAACGTGCGTGTATAGTATATAATTGTAACAAGACACTCATCAACTTAGTAGCTGTTAAGTATCCTTCCCGTAAATTCAATAATAAAGCCATAATATCTAAAAACAATAACTTAGAAACTTTAGAGGTGATCTTATCCAACATCATTTTAGCATTTTCTAACATAATAAATGGTGATCTTAACGCATCCATACATTTTTGTATAAATCCAATCTGAGGTCTAAACTTACTATTCTTTTCTCTAACTATCATAATGTGACTTTCATCTACATTCATAAAATAAGTATCTAACATACCATGATTTTCATATATCCTGGCATATTTCCTATATTTATCTTGTGACACTTGCATCAACAAATTACGCGATAAGAAACAAACAAATCTGCCTGATTGCTTGTATTCATAATAATTAAATCCTAACGTTTGTTTCTTATAGCATTTGTTATATTGCTTTCCCATTACTTCACATATTTTCTTAACATGTGAGTTCTTTGTAGTACGTTCGTGTACCAAACGACTTGAGATAGGCTCAAATTCCTTTTGACATGTTTCATTATATAAAGTAGAATTTAAATTTTCCATATTACACATTGAATCCTTTTTAGAAGGTTGGTTGCAAAATCAGTATTACTTAACGTTCACTATGAGCTTACTCTGTTACCATTAGAGGTGTGGTTTTCCAGACACATAACGTTCAGGTAGTATCATCATAGCGTTGGCGTTATAGCTCGCGACAGG